AAGGATGTTCACAAGAACAAACCGCAAATCAAAACTTTAGTAATAGACACATGGTCTAGAATTATGACTGACCATGTCATGAGTAAAGCGTTTAGAACGGCTAAAGGTTTTGAGAAGTGGGGTAAGTTCTCTGCATCTATTTATGATTTAATGAATATTGTGAATGACAAAGTAAGAGACGACTTACATGTTTACTTCTTTGCTCATCCAGAAACTCATTATGATGAAACAGGCTTTCCTATGGAAAGAGTAGCTGTACAAGGTAAGCAGCTTGAAAAATTTGTACCTGAGAGTTTTAGCTCTATTGTTTTATATTGTGAAGTTAAGAGTGCTCCTGGGCAACCTAACGAACATGTATTTAGAACAAAGACTTCTGGCTCGGATACTTGTAAAACACCTATCGACATGTTTGAGGAAGAAACTATTCCTAACGATTTGACATTAGTCGATACTGCTATCAACGAGTATTACTAAACAATTTTTTATTAACTGCTTTGGAGTACTTATAGTGCTGTTAAAGCAAACACTTTAAACTATTCAGAATTGGATCTACTCTGATAAAAAATAGATCTGTTTATGTTTAGCATGGAGCTAGACAAATTATTTAATATTATTAATTTTTTAAAACACAACAAAATGATTGATTGGGGAGTACCAACAAACAGAAAATCTTCTACTAAAGTAGAAAAGTTTAACACGCCAGTAGTAACTATGTCTGCATTGTCAGGTAAAGGTTCTGGTCGTAAATTTACATTTAACAAAGCTGCTATTGACGCACTAGGATTAGTTTCTCCTGACAAAGAAACAGGAGCACAATCTTATGTAACTTTCGGCAGAAATCCAGAAACAGGAGACGTAGTTCTTATGGCTTTGGCAGAAGAAAACGAAAACATGAAAGCTTTTAAGACTAACAAGTCTTATTCTTTTAGTGATAAGAAAACTTACGAGTTTATTACAAACAGTTTTTCTTTAAAAAATGATGTAGAAAACTATCTTCACTTTGAAGTCGTAGAAAACCAACCTTATTTTATGATAACAAACGCTTCTAATGACAATACTGTTATTGAACAAGCGCCTGTTGTTGAAGAAGTAGCAGTTGCACAAGAAGAAGTACAAGAAAAGGCCGTAGAACTTACTTCTACTTTTGAAAGCACAGAAACTTCTTTAAATAATGTTTCTGCTGAAGAAGAAAACGAATTAGTAGACGACCAGTGGTAGAAACCACTATTAAATTTTTAATTAATAAATAAAATAAATACAAGTAATGAACATTAATTTAAATGACGACAGCTTTAATGCTGTAGAAAGTAAAGCAATTTTCAATGGAGGAAATGCAGGAGTAGTAAACGATGTTAAGATGACTATTCATAAGAAAAACTCTGACGACAAAGAGTTTGCTCCAGATTATAAAATTACTTTTACAGATTCTAGTGGCGGCTCTTGTAATATGCCTTTCTGGTATGTTACTAAAGAAACTTCATGGAATACTGTAGATCAACTAATTCAAAAACAAGGTAAAGTTCTAAAACATATCTTGCATGTTGCTTTGGGCCCTAATGCTCAACTGCCTGTTGTTAATTCTGCAGAAGCAATGCTAGATGAGGCTATGAAATTGCTTAGAGGAGCATTACCTAATTTAGGATCTGTTCGTATTTTTGCTAACTATGGTACAAACGAGTACCGTAAAAAATACATTCAACCTCGTTCGTGGGTTCCGTTTATGGAAGCTATGAATGTTTCTGCCGAAACATCTGTTCTTAGACAATCAGATCTCGACGGAATGACTCGTCTACAAGAAGACGGAGAAGAAAGCGCTGCATTAGCGACAAGTACTGCTGACTCTGATGATGACGAGTGGTAGGACTTTTTTTAATTAAGATAAAAAGAAGGGGCAACTATGTTGTCCTTTCTTTTTTTATCCTAAAATTTATAGTAAATGCATAAAAAAATAAATTTAAATTCTTTTATTTTTAACGAGCAAATTACTAAAGAAGATATACTTTCTGTAATTACACAGGAAGAGATATACTCTTATTACATAGGCTCTCCTGTAGAGCATAGCACTAAAATTAACAGTCCTCTAAGAGAAGACAATGTGCCTTCGTTTGTAATATATTATCATAAGAATGGTTCAGGAACATTAATGTTTTATGACTTTGCTACTAAAGATAGTGGCGATGTTATTGTGTTTGTAGGCCTTCTTTATGATATAAACTACAAAGAAGCTTTGTGGAAAATTGCATATGATTTTAAATTATCAGATGCAGAAATAACAGGAGAACGTAAACAGTTAGTTAAAGCTAAAAAAGTAATACAAAGAAAGCAAGTTAAGATAGGGATAAAAAGAAGGGAATGGCAATCCCATGATGCTAAATATTGGAAACAATACGGCATTAAAAAAACTACTTTAAAAAAGTATAATGTGGTGCCTATAAGCCACGTATTCTTTAACGGAAACGCTAATAAAGCAGACAAACATGCTTATGCATATGTAGAGTATAAAGATAGTAGCGTTAGTTATAAAATTTATCAGCCTTACAGTAAAAAGTTTAAATGGATTAACAATGCCAACTATACTGTGCACCAAGGTTACACAAAACTTCCTTCAACAGGAGAACTTTTAATTATTACTAAGTCTTTAAAAGACGTAATGAGTTTAAAAGATGTTATGGGGATCTATAGTGTAGGCTTACAATCAGAATCGGTAATGATGAAAGTTTCAGTAATGAACGAGTACAAATCTAGATTTAAACAAGTGTTTTGTTTATTCGATAATGATAAAGCAGGTGTTAAACTGTCTGAGGATTTTACTAAAAAGTATAACGTACCGCATTTCTTTATGCCAGAATTGCCTGGAGTAACAGATTTTAGTGACTTAGTTAGTAAAGTAGGGAAAAAAGAAGCCAAAAAATTATTTAATCAACAAATATCAAAGTTATGGACAAATCACAATCTTTAAGTAAGGTTACTAAAGACCTTATGTTTAAAGAACCTTTTTACGGATTCTTTCTAATAATGCTAAACAAAGTATGGAATGAAAAAATACCTACTGCGTGTGTTGGAAAACAAGGAATCAACTATCATTTAATGATAAATTCTTCTTTTTGGGAAGAACTGCCGCACATAAAAAGAATAGGTTTAATAAAACATGAATTACTTCATATTGCATTTAAACATCTAAATTCTTTTACTGATTTTAAAGATAAGAAACTAGCAAATATTGCTATGGATTGTGAGATAAATCAATATATAGACAAAGAATGGTTGCCAGAAGGAGGTGTAGACATTGACAATTACCCAGAATTAAATCTTGATCGTAAAGCAGGTTGCAAATATTATTATGAAAAAATGCAAGAAGCTCAAAAAGAAAAAGATGAAAACGGAACTTGTGGGTCAGAATCTTTAGACAAAATGTTAGAAGAAGGCGTAGACCATTCTGAATGGGGACAATTTGAAGATCTTTCTGAAGGAGAACAAAAGTTAATGGATAAGCAAGTGCAGACATTAATAAAAGAGGCACAAGAGCAAACTATTAAGAAGAGAGGAGTAGTACCTGGAGAAATAGAAGAAATCATAAAACTTTCTGTAGTAGAAAAACCAAAATTTAATTGGCGAAAGTTTATTAGAAGATTTACAGGTAACTCTCTTAAAACCTTTACTAAGAAACAGAGAAGAAAAGAGAATCATAGATACTCTGATAATCCTGGTCTTAAAATAAAAATGCGACAAAAAATGTTAGTTGCAATAGATACATCTGCTTCTGTAAACAACGATGAGCTTACTGAATTTATGAATGAAATTTATCATTTATATAGATCAGGAGTAGCTATTGAAATTGTACAGTGTGACACTAAAATAAATAGTATACAAGAATACAAAGGTAAATTTGAGCTTGAAATATCAGGCAGAGGAGGTACTAGTTTTGATCCAGTATTGGATTATTATATGGACAATCCTAAGTTTACAAGTCTTGTATATTTTACTGACGGTGAAGCATATACAGAATTAAAACCAAATAAGAATATTTTATGGGTTCTGTCAGAAAGATCTGATATGAATAATAAATTACCAGGAAAAGTTATTAAACTAGAAATTTAAAAAAAATGAATCAAACTAAATTAAACGTAGAAGAATTAAGAGATTTTGTATCTCACATGATTAAAAATAATCAACACATTCAAGAAAAAGGATTAGTACCTGTTACTATAGATGTATCAGGTAATGCAGGATTAGGTAAAACTTCTTCTATTATACAGCTAGCAAAAGATCTAGACTTGCAAGTAGAAAAAATAAATTTATCTCAACTAGAAGAGTTAGGCGACTTGATAGGTTTTCCTGTTAAAGAATACAAAGTAAAAAACAATGAAGGAAAAGTATTGTGGATTACTGAGCAAGAAATTACTACTGCAAATGAAAAAGGATATAGAGTAGTAGATAAAAGAATGTCACACGCAAAACCATCTTGGGTACAAGGTAAAAAAGATGGCGGTGTACTTATACTCGACGATTTTACACGTGCAGATCACAGATTTATGCAGGCAGTTATGGAAATTTGCGATAGACAAGAGTATATTTCTTGGAAATTGCCAAAGAACTGGCATGTAATTCTTACTTCTAATCCTGACAATGGAGAATATAATGTAACAAGCTTAGATGTTGCGCAGCAAACACGTTTTGTTTCTGTGGAGCTAAAGTTTGATGAAAAAGTATGGGCAAAATGGGCAGAGTCTGTTAATATGGACAGCCGTTGTATAAACTTTTTACTTATGCATCCAGAATTAGTAAACGAAAAAGTTAATCCTAGAAGTTTTACTACATTTTTTAATGCAATTAGTTCGATAGAAAAGTTTGAAGACGAATTACCTATGATTCAAATGATAGGCGAAGGTTCTGTAGGACAAGATTTTTCAAGCATGTTTACAATGTTTATTAATAATAAGCTTGATAAAATTATATCGCCAAAAGACATTATTTCAAAAGACAAAGATTACGTTTTTGCTGATCTAAAAAAAATGATTGGAGAAGAGGACGAATTTAGAGCCGATATCTCTAGTGTAGTTTCTACTAGAATAGTAAACTACTTGTTGAATTTTGCAAAAACAAACCCTATCTCTAAAGAAATAGTACAGAGAGTAGAAGAAATATTTACAGAGTGTACTTCTTTTACAGAAGACTTAAAATATTTTATTGTTAAAGAATTGTTGAACGGTAATAAACAAAAGTTTTCTAAACTAATGTTGAATCCAACAATAACTAAAATTTTAATTAAATAATTATGAGAACATTACAAATAAATATACACGAAGACTTAGGAAGAACTGTTTTAAGTAGCAAAATTGAATTGGAAAAAGCTAATTTTATTATATCTAAAAATAAATATTCTCTAAAACCCAATCAAACTATTTTTATATCAAAAAATTGTAGTATTCCAAAAGCAAAATTGCGGACTGTAATGATGAGTCACAATTTAAAAGTTACTAAAAATTTCAAAGAAGCAGACGTTTGTTTTATAGACCCAAGTCCTTCTGCCCTTGCTAGAATTTCAGAAAGTGCTTCTTGTTATACGATAATAAATGACGTAGAAAAAATAGTAGACTGTTTTAGATATTTTATGGTCGATGAAGGCTTAGATTTATATAGGCTAAAAGATACTGATATAGATATATTAGAAAATCATATTAAAGAAGGAGAAAAAATAATAGTAGATTATAAAAATCTTAATCAGATTAAAAGATTCTGTAATATTGACAATAAAGATTATCGCTATGATTATAGTACATACTTAAAAGAAGGTACTGATTACGAATGTTATGAATATTTTTTAGACAATAAAATAGTTGTATATAATCATCAAGATTTAATGGAAATCTTAAATGGTAAAGATGCTTTAGTTATAGAAAAAAAAGAATATGAGCAGCTTAAATCTATGATAGAAAGTTCTGACGAAGATAACTTACTTTTAGCTATGGAAATGATGGCCAACTGTGATTACACAAAAAGTCTATTGTATTTATGTATGCTATTTGAAAACTACCAAGAAAGCTTTACAAAAAATAGGTATTCTCGTCATATTAATTTTAAATCTTTGTTAGCGTACTTAAAAGTAGATCGTTACACAAATGTTACTATAGATTATATGATGGACTTATTTATAGAAAGAAAAGTTCTTAATAAAGAATGGGTAGATATAATCTTTGAAGAATATGCAGCTAGAATTGCTAACAGAGAGTCTAAACATTTTAAAGCTAAAGTAATAACTTTAAACACAGAGGCGCTTGAATTCTTAAATTTTAATTACGACCAAAAGATAGTAGAAGATTTTGTTCCTGTAGAGAAAGAAGTAGAAGAAGAAGAAGAGGTACTAAATAATAAAAGTATTTCTAATATTGTTTGGTCTTAAATTTAAAATATGGCGATTAGTGAAATGACAATTGAGTTTCCTGAATTTATTACTCATGTACCGTTAAGCGGTAAAAAATGGGTAAAAATAGGTTACAATAAGATACATGCTTCAGCGCACTTTACAGTTCGTAATGCATTTGTAGCAGCAATGCACAAGTATATTGAGAAGCATATGCCGCAAGACTATAAAATATCTTTGCCTGTAGAAACAGAATTAATTATATACGCTCCTATTAATTATGGAGATGTAAAAAGATTAAAAGACAAAAAAACAGGCAAGGGTAGAATTAGTTGGAAACCTGCTCCCGAAGGATATAGTCCAAGATGGGACATAGGTAATTTAGCTTTAGTGTGGATAAAATGTCTAGACGACGTTCTGCAAAAAAGAGGAATTTTACCTGATGACACAATAGAGTTTCTGTCAAAAACTTCTTACGAATTTGTAGAAGTAGAAACTCTTAAAGAAAGAAAGTTAGTTTATAAATTAAAAACAATTAAAAAGTAATGGAAAATTACAGAGAACTCTCTGGATTAAACCAAAGCCTTTTAAAGAAAATCCTTGTTAGTCCTTCTGCTTTTTTAAAGCAGTTGGACCAGCAAGATGATTCTGAAAAAGATCACTTTGTGTTTGGTTCTTTAGTAGACGACATGTTATTGTCTGATATAGAAATATCAGATAAATATTACACTATGAAAGATTCTTTATCTGAAGTTAAAAGAAATATAACTAAATACGTTTATGACATGTATCTTGCAAATGATGAA